CATCCACACTGTCATGTTGATATAACCCCTCTGTCTCTTTGATCTCTGCTTCTTTATCCAGTTCCTTAATTTTAAGCTCTGATCGTTTTGCTAGCAACTCCATTTCCATTTGCATCTTCTGGAGTTCGTGCTTTTGCTCTTGTCCACGTTTGAAATAATTAAGTATTTCTGGCAGAAAACTAGTGCCGAATCCCAAAAGACTTCCAAGTAAGGTCATCATTTAATCCACCTCTGTGCAGGAAAAACTTATACCGTAGTTTGATACAACGTTTGTATCCCACGATAATGTATCGGAATCCATGCGAAATATACCCACTGGATTTGTATATGTTATTGGTGTGCTTTGAGCAAACACAGCTTTTACCGCAGGTTCTATTTGAATACTAGCACTTGATTGGTCTGCAACAACCATATGAAGCCGTGATGCAGATGCTGAACCTATTTGTATCATATCGCCCTCTTTAAAGCCTGTAGTACCTGCTATTGTTATAACCGTGTCACCAATTGCTGTTGCTGTATTTATTGTAACAGTGCCAGATACTGACCCTCTTGGTGTCTTTCTATCTGCATCACCTAAGAAAAATGTACCTCTTCTGCCGTGCAGTTTTGTATAAAATGATATCCATCCAGACGCTGTTGCCTTGTTCATTGGTGGAAGTGTCACAACGGCTTTCCATTTTCTAAAGCCAAACTCCACCGTTTGTTCGACACCTGTAAAAGGAGATTGCGAAACCCCTGTACGTCTATCTATAGACCATGTTTGCGTCACTGGAGCAGGTGTAGACGGTGGTGATATTGGATAACTGATGCTCATTAGGACATACCTTGGGCAAACATACCCCCTCTACGCTTCTGGTCTACCACTGCTTCCAAAGTAGCGTTTTGTATCATAGGCAACATATTCATTACTTCTGCTCTTACAGTATTTTGTATGCCAGTGGTAAAATTCAAACTCTGATTAATTACAGTACCACCAATCTTGTTATTTGGAACAATATTTCCAGAGGAGTGCGGTACAAACATTTCGGGTCCTCTCTCTCCTACCATATATGGCTGTCCTCTAGCCACTCCACCACCCATAGCTCTCATACCTATGGCTTTTTTCCCTAAATTTAAAACATTTGAGAAAACTTCTGATGCGTCTGCTGTTGGAAAGTTTTGATTTGCAAAGTCGTTTGTAAATCCCTGTTGCCCTTTGAATATTTGTCGAATAATAGGGTTTATTACCGACATTCTTATATAAATACGCAATATTTCTTCCACTAACTGCCGTGACATATCTCTAAAACCCTCTAACGCACTTTTTGTACCAGATAATGTTTCAATAAAGCTGTTTTCAAACGCTTGCCCTACAGATTGTGCCACACTCATCAATTCTTTCATTATTGGAGTCATCTTTTTTGCTTGTCCTGAAGCATCGCTTATTTTCTCTTTTAGTTTTTCATTTGCTATTGTGACATTTCTAAGCTTCTCTTCCAGTTCTGTACCTTCTTCACCAAGCGTTGAAAAAGCTGTTGCGTGTTCGCTTATGGCATCAATCGCAACTCTCTCTGCATCTGAACCTGCTTGCAGTTTTTCCGTTAACAAATTTTGAATTTTTGTTTGCTCTGCAATCGCCATATTTATTCTCTGGGTTGCTGATGCTTTTTCCTGCTTTACTCTAGCTTCCTTTTCTTCTGCTTCGAGTACTTCTGCTTGTTTCTTCTGAAAATTTTTGATTTCTTGTATTTGAGCTTGAAGTTGTTTTATCTCTTCTTTTTTCAATGCTATGTTGGCTTTCACACTTGGATGATTTGCCCTACTTGATTTTTCCATGTTCTGTTGTTGAGCTTTCAACACTTTGACTTGAGCTTCTAACCCTGCGGTTGTTTTAAGGTCGTTGTTCAATATACCAGTTACAAAAAGAAGCTCTCTTGTGGCTCTAACAGCATCTTTAATACCACCAACGAATTTAGATAATGTGGGCAAGAGAGGGATAATTACTGATATTCCAAGATTCTGTAATTCGCCCATCAATCCTTTAACTTCATTAGCAAAGCTTGTCGATGTTCTAGCCGCATCTCCTTGAGCATCTGTTGTACCACGCAATAAAATATTTAATCGTGCCTGTACTTTTTCTTGATTTGTTGCTTCTGTTGATAGCTTATTGATACCCATACGCATTAGTTCTTGCTGTATGGTAGCTTCTGTTATAACAACACCAAATCGTCTTACCGTTTCGTGATTTCCAACCAAAGCACTTTGGAATGCTCTCATTGTTTCCGCATCACTAGCGTTGTTGAAAGATGCAACGTCTGTGGCTAATTTTGTTAACTGTACTGATAAATCGGCGGCTTCACCCCTTGCAAAACCCATCGGTACAAAAGTGTCTTGAATAGACGATGCCATTTCTTCAAGCTCAAAAACACTTCTGCCTACCGCATCACCGAATTCGGCAAGCTCACTTCTAACGCTTTGGGCAAACTGACCAAATACAACACTAGACTTCGCTTGCATTTCCTCAACGTGCGAACCAAAGGAAACAAGCCTAGCACCTGCTCTAGCTAATTGTTGAACGACTACAGCACCAATTGCAAGTTTGGCAACACTAGCTATCCTACCAAAGCTTTTAGTTACTCTGCTTGTTGTATCTTGCGTGTTCTTCTCCAGACTTTTCAACTTATTGTTGATGTCCTTCAAGTCACCTCTAATTTTTACAACAATTTCGTCAACGGTTGCCATTAGTCTGGGTACCTCTCCATAAGATCATTCATCTCATCTCTTGACATTGGGGTGTTAGTTTGTCCACCGTGAAACTTAGAAAAACCATCACAAGCCTTTACAAATTCTATCATGGTCATACCCCAAAACTCTTCTCTGGTCATTTGTAGAACTCCAAGACCAGTTTCCATATAGGATTTCCAATCGATTTGCTCAAGTTGTTTACCCCTTACTACTTTTTTTCTTCATCTCCTGACGATAGAGCATGGGCAAGTATTTCGCCACAGGCTCTTACAGCATCGACAAACCCCACCTGAAAGATTATATCGCTTACTTGTTTTTCGGTAATATCCTTCCCACCGCCTTTTATAGATGTAAAAAGAATATAGCTAATCTCTGTTATTTTAAGGTCTGCTTCCGCTATCTTGTTTGCCAGTTTCAATATTGGTGTACCCAGTGCTGTTTCTATCCTAACCAAAGAATCAAAGTTTAACTTACAATTGTAACTCTGTTCTCCTAACGTAATAGACAACTCACCCCTTAGAGGATTTGACATTTTTCTTATACTCCACTGTTGTTGATATGATAAATGTTTCGCCACGTTGAGCGACATCTTCTACTGAAGTGATCGTATGCTTGTGACCACCGCAAGTAAAAGTCTTATCTAGTCCACGACTTATGTGAACCCCATCCAGTTGGACGGCTGATGTAAGAGCAAAAGTATATTCTCCACCCAGTTTTTTGAAATGAGCAGGGTATTCTGTCTTTTTGTTATTTATAATAGTTGTTGTTGCCCAAGCCATTTTACGCAGAACTAAATGTTATTGAACCTGATGACTCGAGAGTAACACTGTATGTAGCTTCTCCATTGTACTCACCTGCATACTCTAGACTTGCAATCATAAACGTACCTGCATAAGTACCTAAATCTGGAACGATTATATTATAGCTTTTGAATGTCGATGTTCCATAAGCACTTCTTAAAGTCTGCTCTGCTGTACTATCTGTGAAAACACCAGATGCAGTTATCGTCATAGATTGGATACCACCTGATGGCAGTAGCTCTCTAAAAGACCCACTGTCTTTGTTTGTGATGTCTACAGCTTCATCGTTAAGTGTCATAGATGTTGACCTCATGCCACCCACTGTTGTCATCGTTCCACTAATATCAATTTTAAGTAATAAGGCTTTACCTCTTTGTGCCGCCATTTTCTTCTCCTTTAGCTATCAAAAACTACAGCACGAAATCGCATGACTCCGTGTCGAGTTATTCCATCAGCTTCGGTTAGCGTATTCTCAAACTCATGTCTGATATTCACTAAGGAAGCACCACTTACAGTTATACTCGCATTATGAAGCGTTGTATAGACTGAACTCATAATATTTTTTATCTCTTTCCTACCTCTGTACTGACTCCAAACATGGATTGTAAGCGTATGCTCATGGGCATCTTTGTCTTTCGTATCTATGTTTGTAGCTGTTTCTTCCCCTATTACGACATAAGGGTATGATGTATTTTCTGGAACATCGTCAAAAATTCCTGTAATAGCATTTCCGCTTGCATCATTTATGGTTGCACCATCTAGAGCCGTGAATATTGCCTGTTGCAATGCAAATGAATGTAATGCCATTATCCAAAAAGCTGTTTAAGCCTTCTCCTTATTTTGGGTCTTGCCTGTTCTGCTGACGGTTGCATAAAAGGTCTAGCACCCATTTTTGATGTACCGAACTCTAAATGAGAAGAATATTCGGCTCTGCTAACCGCTTCACCTGACATTCCATCTGAAGCGAGAGAGACAACAATATTATTTTGTAAGAAGCCAGTATCTGTAGCAGGAAACTCACCCTCTGCTGACCGTCTAGACCCGTCTCTCCTTACAGTTCCGCTTTTTGTACCTTGCGTTATTCCTGTGACAGCATTGTTTCTTATTTCATTTACACCGTAAAAAATGACTTGTTTAGCAAGGCTTTCAAGCTCTTTCTTAGTCTTATTATACATCTTCTTCTTATCAATTTTGACAGATACCCTCATGTTGCGACACCTTCTTCACACAAAATGTCTAAATATCTATCTCTGGTATCCCTGTTTATGACACGCTTTATGTTGAATTGTCTTGTAAAGGATTGTCCTCCTTTGTTGAAACGATACTGTAATCTGTTTTTAAAGGTTATATTTCTGTTGAAACGAGTGGTAATTATATGCGTGACTTTTTCTTCTAATTGGTCTCCAAAGACCCTTTCTTGCCCTGCTTTTGGCTGTATCATGCCAAATATAGAGAAACTATCACTATAGGAAACTGATTGTGAGCCACCACCGTCACTGGTTCTTGTTTGTGTTTGAACATACAGTTTGTGTCTCATTTTTCCTATCATTAGCCGGGTCTCAATTCTGTTACAAGC